TTATCTTCAGATATAGTATCTGCGATGTTAGACATCAACTTAATAAATGCAGGATGATTACCTAACTTTGTACCGTCTTTTAGATCCATGTCTAAAAATTGTTTATCTCCATAAGTTTCAAAAACTCTTATTGCTGATTTTAATTTAGCATCGTAAGTTTTTCCAAACTCTTTTCTTAATGTAGCTTCTGATTCTGCTCTTTTTGCATCAGCATCCACATTTATATCTTCTATTTGTGTCTTAATCAAATCTTTATACCAAGTTGTTAAACCAGCAAATTGTGTTTGATTAAGTCCTAACTTATGAGCAGCTTCTTTAAAATTATTTACATTTTCCTCTGGAATAGGTAAATCACCAAAATCACTTTCATAAGCTTTTGCTTCAGCAGGTTTGCCTAATTTTTCATATACAGCACCCCATTCTTCTTCTGAAGCATTTTTTCCAGGTAATGCAAGTTTATCTGAACCAATCATTTTTTGTGCATGAATGTAAGATTTTGCTAAACCTGGAACATCTTTAACAGTTAATAATGATGGATCGTTTTTCAAATCTTCTGGCAGACTTTCTTTCCAATCCACTTGTGCATCTAACTGTTGTTCTCCTGTTTGTGCAACATCAGACGAAGTATCTTCTGTCGCTACCTGTGTTTGCTCTTCAGCCATCTTGTTTATTTTCCTCCTTTATAAAACTTAAAATGGTTAATAAAACAGACCTTTGCCCTTCAAGAAAGGCACTTTCGTGTGAGTCATTTTTTACATGTGTTGGCATGTAATGATGACAACGAAACTTTAAATCTTTTAAAACTCTTTTACCTTCTTCTGTATTAAAAACAACCTTATAATCTTTTTTTAATTGGTTTATTTTTTCTATGTCCATAATTATTCTTCAGTAGCCATTAAACTAGCAACCTCTTTAACTGCAGGTGCTGCCTTACCAGCCGACTCTGCTGCTTGTGCTAGTTGTTGTTGTTGCATTGCTTGTTGTTGTGCCATAGCATCTTGTTCTCTTTTCATTTGGACACTTGCTTCATCATTTAATAATGTACCAGGAACTCCTAGTATATCAAATATATATTTAATTAATGAATCAGAATTAATATAATCAAACACTGGAGCTTGTTGTTGTAGTGGCACAGCAATTTCTAATGCTCTTAATATACCAGATAAGTCAGATGTTTTTTGTGCTTTAGCAAGTGGTGATACATATTCAATTTCTATATCTACCCCTGCTAAATATTCTGGCATAGGTGGGAAAGCTTCGTTTCTTTGTAATATTGAAAATGCTCTATTAATTAAAGGCCTTAATAATTCACTTGTAAGTCTTCCAAGAACAGGACCTAACAATCTCATTTTCTCTTCGTTTCTTTGTACAACCTCTGTTGCTGTCATTTGTGGTCCTTGTCCTAAAAGTAATTGATCAATAAAGAAAGCTTGTCTTATTGCTGTTCTTCTTTGTTCTTCCATATTTAAACCTATTGGATTATTAGCACCAATATTTAATGGTTCAATTCTATCTCTTGTTCCAGAACGATAATAATTTAAACCACCAGGTACAGTTCTTACAGGTAATACAAAACCATCATCAGGAACTAATAGTGGTGGATCAACTTGTTTTTGTGCTGCTTTAATTGTAGTCTTTGCCATTTCATTTAGCATTTTAATATCTGGCAAAGCAGTCATTGCAGGGCTTCTTCCATAAATTTCACTGCTTGATTTTAAGAAGCGAGGAACCATAAATGGGAATTCATCAAAGCCACCTTCGGCAATTAAATGTGTGCCACTAATATCTATATAACAAGAACCAAATGGTTTATTTAGTTTGTCTTTTTTTTTTATATTATAATTATCTCTAGTATAGACAGAGTGTAATATTTCTACTTCTTTGTATGGATCTTTTTCTGCTTCATCAAATATTCTTTTACCAACATTCTTTCCCCATTGTTGTACTGCAGCTCTAGCAGACATATTAAATTTTCTACACACCATGTCTACTTGGCCTTTATAATTTTCTGATATATATATTTCTGATATATGTCTTGAAGAAAATCTTAGTTCACCATCATAGTCTTCTAAGAAAAAACATCCAGTTCCAAAAGCAACCAAGTCCATATATAATTCATGTATCTCTTGTTGAAAATTACTACGAGAAAATGCTTGATACATTCTTTCTACACAAGTATCTAACCATGCTTTTGATTGTACATCTTCGTTTATTTCATTTTCTCTAAATCTTAAATCAAACCATGAAGTAGAAGGATTGGTAAGCATCCCATGTAAAGAAGATGATAATAACTCTAACGCATGTATTGCAGTTGCATCATAAATTAATTCTGTTCTTTTATCTCCTGGTGATCTTCTTTTAGTTATACTAGATTTTCTAGGCAACACATAATCACCAATATCTTGCCAATGACTTTCCCATGTATACCTACGAGTTTTTAAACTTTCAAATTGTTGTAATTTATCTGCTACGAATTTATCAACTGCCATAATATTATCCCATTAAAGTTTGCTTAATTGTTTGTCCAGTTCCTTCTTGTCTTGCCATTAACACTTTTGCTTTTGTTAAAGGTGTTTTACTTTCTTTTATCATTCTTTTTTTTGTTGCCTTTGCAACTTTTTTTTCTTCTTTTTGTAATGTAGGATCTACCCCTGCTTTAATCAAATTTTCCTTACTATCCCAATATGCTTCTTTAACACCTGGATTATAAAATTTATATTTATCTTTCCTAAATTCTCTCATCCTTTCGGATCCTCGTATAATTTCTTTTTTATCTTTATCATGTGCAGTCCATCCTCCTGGCAAAGGTCTACCCCCACCTAAAGCACTTTTAATTTGTCCGTGTTGGTATCTTGCCCATTTTTTTAAAGCTTGACCAGACATATACTAACCTCCTAATAAAGTTTTCTTTTCTGTAAGTGGATCACCAGTAACACCCTCAGCACCAGTCATTATAGTAGCATAACGACCTTTTCTTTTTCTTTGTTGTGCTGCTGCTGCTTCACTCTGTTCCAATTCAGCTTGTGTTGGTCCTGCTGGAGCAACTGGCTTTGGTGGTGGTGGTGGAGCCACAGGTTGTGGTTGTGGTGGTGATGGTGGTGAAAACATTCCTCCCATTACGCAGTACCTCCTAATAAAGTTTTCTTATAAGTTTCTGGTTCATCCAGTAATCCTTGTGGGCCTGTTTGTATTAACCCTGCCCTCGCTGCTTTTTGTTTTACTCTTCTTCTTTCATTTGCCATTGTATCTAATAATCCTTGTGCTTGATCCCTCTCTGCTTGTGTAGATTGTGGATCGTTCATAATTTCCTCTGCATTATCTCTAGTAACAGGAGGTCGTGGTGGCGACTCTGGTATTTGTGGTATATTATAACTCGGCATTTCTGGTTGCATCATTAAACTTGCTACCGATGTCAATGCACCTACTGCTGAACCAACAGCCATCCATGTTGCTGGATCGCCCATTATCCTACACTCTCCATAGTAAATGGATTATACTCTTGTTGTGAAATTTTTTGCTTTGGTTTTCTCATAAGTCCTTCTTCTGTATCTAGTCCAATTCCCATATAACGAAAGGCATCAGCAGCATGGGATGACCAATCGTGCTTTGGTCTTGTCCTAAACGATTGTGTCTTTTCATCATATACCCTGTGATATTGTCTAAGTGCCTGCAGGCCCTCTTCACAGTTTTTTGTATCAAACCAACATCTAGATATTAATTGTTGTCCAGCATGTATACCATCTTCAACAGGTAACTTTGGTACTATTTTGAAGTTTAAACCTAACTCCATAGCGATTTCACGCCTTGATTTACCTGTACCTAGTTCTCTGACATCTATATCATGTGGTGCATAATGATGTCGGTATAGATACTTATAATTATTTAATACTTCACAGTAGTGTTTTAAACCCTCACCACTAGCTTCATAATAATTTATAATATGAACTGCGTGTCCTACTACTTGTGCAAACCATATTGCTGTTGCATCTGCAATACCTAAATCCCAAAAAGTATCTACAGGATAACCTTCATCGTATGGAACTTTTGTAATTCTTTTTTCGTGTAATGCTTTATCTAATGGCTTTCCATATATAGCACCTTCAACATTTGCAACAAAAGAACATTCAAACTCTTGCTCAAATTGGTTTTCTGTCATTATTGCTTTAGCTGCTTCCAATTCATCCTTAGCAAGTATCTTTGTTCTTGATGCCCTATATACTTTTGCAAACCATTTTGGATTAGTTACTGCTTCTTGATATAAATTATAAAAATTATTTTGTCCTCTTGGAGTTCCTATAAACAAACAAAAACCTTTTCTATCCACCAACGCTGGTCTTACTACTTCCCCAAACACTCTCTCTGGCATATCTGCATATTCATCCATAACTACACCATCTAAAAATATTCCTCTTAAACTATCTGGGTTTTCAGCACCAAGCAAAGATATTCTAGAACCATTAGGTAAATCACATCTTAGTTCTGTTTCGTGAAATTTTGCACCTGGTACTTTGTAAGCATAATGTTTTAAGTAATCCCATGCCACCGATTTTGCTTGTCTGTATGTTGGAGCCATATAAGCATAGCGAGAGGATTTGTGGGGGGTGGTTAAAGCAGCACGAAGTAAATGATTAACAGCCATAACTGTTTTACCAAATCTTCTATGACACACTACCACTGAAAATCTTTTTAAACTATCGTGTAAATATGCTTGTAACTTTCTAGGGTTATAAGGTATCTTTACTACTTGAACCATTTATCTTCTTTTTCTTCTTCTAAAAATCTTATCAGTAGGTATATTAATCTGGCCACCGATAGTTTTATCATCTCCAAAATCACTTTTACTTATTCCTACACTACCAGTAATATCACCTTCTTTTCCAAATTCTTTAACTAAACTTTGATCGTATGGTGTGTCTGTATAAGTTAATCCTTTACCAGATATAGATTTAGTATCTTGATCTTGTTTATAAGTTAATCCCTTACCTTTAATTGCAAATTCATCTTTTCCTTTAACATCAACATCTATACCTAAGTTTTCTATAAACTCTGGTACATGTATTCTTTCTCCTATTTCACTTAACAACTTACTGCTTGCAACATCTGTAATAAAACCTTTAATTTTTTCTTTAGGAATTTCTTTTGTTTGTATTGCGTTTACTAAGTCTGGCATAGTATTATATACAATCTTTTGTTTTTCTAAACTTTCTTTTTTATCCTGTTCTTCAAATTGTTTAAAATTATTTTGATTTTGTTGTTGGAATTGTTGTGTTGCTATTAGATGTGGTTCAATAAATTTTTTAAATCTGGCTTTATTTCTTTCTGGAGTATTTATTGCAGTGTATTCTTGGCTTACAGTTACCCAATCATTATTAACTAATCCATTAATCATTTTTTTCCATCCAGTTTCTTTATTAGTAAGACCTTCAGGGCCGATATTAAAGGCCATATCTATTAGTAAAAATTTACCTGCTTCATTAAACTCTGGTAAAGTCTTACCATATCTTTCTTTTAATAATGTATTAACTTTTGTTGCGTTTGTTTTAATATCTGTTCTTAATAATTGATTAGCTTCTTGTATTGATATTCTATCGCCTGGTTTTACATTTTGTGTATGCCCATATCCAATAGTTAATTTACCAGATACTTTATCTTTATAAGCAATAAATTCATTGGTTGTAGGATCAAAAGTTTTACTAATGTTTGTTTGATATTTTATTGAACCTTCTTGTTCTTTCATAAAAGGAATTAATCTATCATACGGCCCAAAGTCTTCACAGAAGGTTGGGCTTCCAGCAACACAGTTTCTTATCCAAGAATTATCCATAATTTTTCCAGTACCTGTAAATAGTATATATAGTGGCCATTATAGGCAAAGTAAACACAAGGGGGTTTGACATTGTGAGTGTGCTTTGGTACCATATATAACACGACTATATATGTGGCGACCTAAGTTTGGCTCCCCCCCCCTTATGAAATTCGCCCACGCCCACACCCACACACGCCTACACAAAAAAAAGAACGCCCTAGCCCTTCTATTTCCCATAACAGAAGTTATGCTACAGCGTCAACGATCCTTTTTCCCTTCTCTTCTCTAGCTTTTTTCTTCTCTTCTCTTCTTCTTCAACTTTACTTGGTTCGGTACGCGTGGAACTGGTGGCAATGAACCTTAATAAAAAGGGTAAAACCACGCCTACCTTTTAACCTTCTACTCTTATCTAT